CGCGGCATGTACTAGCTGGCGACTACAAGTTCATACCTGGCTGGCCCAACTACATTGCCTTTGACTGGGGCTACACGAACCCCCTTGCGGCTGTCGAGTTCCAAGTGAGCCCGAGAGATGAAGTGTACGTGTGGCGGGTGCACTACAAGAAGTACAAGACCATTCCGGACCACATTGCCATGATGATGTCGCGACCTCAACCTCCGAACTACCACATTAACCTCTGTTTCGGAGACCCAGCTGACCCTGAAGCTGCCGAGATGGTCACGAAGGAACTGGGCAAGCGTGGTCTGTATGTCCAGTGTTGGGCGCCGCCGGAGCTGAAGTCCGACTACACCTGGCGTGACGGTATCGACTTGATGGCGAGCTTCATGCGCCCGCGCCAAGTTGCGGAAGACAAGTGGGGCGCGCCGATCGAGGAGCCCAGGTACTGGGTCGCCTGGGATTGTAAGGACCACATTCGTGAACTGAACAACTACAGGTCAACTGAACCGGTTAAGGGCCGTAACGTTCCTGAGTTCGGTAACAGGGTTGAAGACCACACGATTGACGCAATGCGTTATGCCCTCCTTTGTCTCTTCAAGATGGGCGCCGCTGGATCTCACCTGACGCCGGATATGGCTGCAGCAGCCCCTGTGGAGTTGACGCCGCAGGCGGCATCGGCCCGGCGAGCGGCGGACAACCAACATGCGTTTGCGGGTCTCATGGGCGCTACCGGCGCAACAGGCTTCTTCCAATTGGGCGGGCAAGATGAGGTGGTCTTTTAATGAACATGGATGACCTGCCCCGTGTGAACTTGCAGGACTTGATCGATGGCGGCTACGAGCCAGTCCTCGCGCACCAAGGTAGTGACGCTTTCATTGTGATGGCGCCGCCCAGTGGTACGGCAGATGTGCCTCTGCCTGGTATGGAAGATACGCCGCGACAGACTTTCCGGAACCAGGAAGAGGTTGCACTTTACCAGCTCGCACAAAGGGGAGACGGTCATGCAGCCTATCAGCTCGCAACCATGCGGCAACGTGCAGGCCTTGACAGGCGTGGACGACCAGCGATCACGCAACAGCCTGTTCCTGGTGGCACTCGTCCTGTACTGCCAGGAGCTACGACTTCACAGACTTCCCCCGGCACTACAATCGGTTCTTCTGGAGACGGTCTGCAGTTCCCTCCGCCTCCTGATGAGCGAATTGGGTTTGGTGCGGAGTCGGGAACGATGCGCATCCATCCGCGTGTCGACCTCGCCCAAGGCATCGGTGTGGGTAGCGGAGCGCCAGTCGCCACTCTCGGTAACGAACTTGGTTCTTCAGTACCGTCTCCGTTCACTTCGTGGGTAAGGCGGGAGTACAACAAGGACCTGTACGGTATTAAGGGTCTGCGTAAGTACGACCAGATGCGCAAGTCGGACGGTACGGTTCGTGGGACGATGCGACTCGCTAAGACACCTGTGCTGGCTGGTCAGTGGTCGATGAAGCCTGCGAGTCAGAGTTCTAAGGACCAGATGATTGCCAACTTCATTTGGCAGAACCTGACGTCCTGGACAACCAGTTCGTGGCCGCAGACCTTGACCGAAGCGCTACTGATGTTGGACTTCGGCTACTACATGTTCGAGAAGGTGTTCGCTCGCGGCGAGCAAGTCACTAACGATCCCGACGCGCGAGGTAAGATTGTCTGGCAGAAGCTGGCGCCTAGGCATCCGATGGACGTCAAGGAGTGGTTCTTCGACTACGAGGGCGGACCCTTGTCAGTCGATTTGTGGGCCCCTCCGGTGTACGTACCCGGCCTGCAAGGTGGCGTGTTTCAGGGATTCCAGCAGTGGGTCAACATACCGATCAACAAGTTGGTGGTCTTCAGCTTTGACAAGGAGGCTGGAAACATTGAGGGGATCAGCCTCCTCCGGTCAGCCTACAAGCACTGGTACTACAAGGACAACCTCTACAAGATAGACGCGATCCAGAAGGAGCGCCATGGAATCGGTGTTCCTGTCATCCAGCTGCCGGTTGGATACTCGCCGCAGGATCTATCTCTTGCAGACGCTTTGGGTCGGAATCTACGAACCAACGACAGGGCTCACGTCGTACTACCGCCTAACTGGACTCTTGCATTCGCTGAACTGAAGGGTCACCCCGTCGACTGCATCGCGTCGATCAACCACCACGACGAGCAGATCGAGAAGCAGATCCTCGGCCAGTTCCTGAACACGCACCAGAAGACCGACGAGCAGGACCAGACGCTGTTTCTCAAGGCGACCAGGTTTACTGCGGACATCGTTACGGATTCAATTAACTCGTATCTGATTCCGCAACTCGTCGACATGAACTGGGCGGGCGTACGTTATCCCAAGCTCGTTGTCAAGAGGATCGGCGAGCAAGAGGATTGGCGTACGACCAGCTTCACCCTCAGGAACTACGTCGGCGCGGGAATCATCATTCCTGACCAGGCTCTAGAAGACCACTTGCGTGACGAGATGGGCTTGCCCCCTGCAGAGGCTAACACTGCCCGAGTCGTGGTTCCTGGTCGTGGCGATAACCCACAGGAAGTGCGTCCTCAGCCTTCTGAGCTTCCTGGTCCTGGCCACGAAGTGGCTCCGCAACAGATCCCGCCGGCGCCCACTGCTCCAGTAGCAGGACCTCCGAGGCAATCGCCTCCAGGTGCAACCGCTCCGTCTACGGGTAATGGTGACGGCTCAGGCACTTCCGGAAGGAGGGGCCAGTAATGCCTATTACTAACGTCCAGGTGAATCTGGACGTTAAGGATGCCACGCAGACACAGCTCAAGCAGGGTTGGGCGGAGATCTTCCCGACGTCTATTCTTACTGGACAAATCCTCGCGGCACCTGCTCACGTGCAAGTCAATTTTAACAAGGACGGTTCGGTACCTAGCGTAAGTCTGGTTCCGACAGATAGTGGCTTGTCCCCTTCGGGTTGGGCTTACACCATCAATCTGTTCAGTGTTGGCGCTGCGACCATAACGACGTGGACATTCTCACTTCTGACCGCTGGCGGTTCTATACAGAACCTGTCAACTCTGACTCCCGTTCAGAACGCTGCGACTTTCCAAGCGTACATGCCCTTGCCGTCGGGTACGCCTGCAGCACGGAAGTTGCCGTTCGCGACGGGAACGACTGAGGCGAGCGCATGGGATGTGTTGGCAGCTGCTGACCTGCCTGTTGTCTCTGGCCAGTTCATATGCGCGCCGCGCGTCTACGCTCCAGTCTCTCCAGCGAGTCCTGGAGTCACCTCAACTACCTTGGCTGCTTTCGATAGCACGAACATCACCACCAACACGTTTGTTGCTCCTGCGTCTGGTAAGGTGTTGGTGACCGCATCGTTCTTGTCGGCACCACCATCGACACAGAACTACTCTTACGCTCTGGCTGCGCACAACACAGTCTCTCCTGTCGTGGGGAACGTTATCACGATGGAAGTGTCTTCGTTGAACGTGCAGTTGGATGCTCCACTGGAGTTCGTAGTTACAGGCCTAACGCCTGGGAACACTTACCAGTTCGACTTGCTTGGTGCTGTGGCTGCAGGAACGCTGACAATCAAGGCTGCAGGAGTGACAAGTACGTCGCCTACAGGAGCGACAGGCGCTCCTGTTGTGATGAAGGTGCAAGCGATATAGGGAGTTGTAGCACTAGGGGTAGCTTACCTATGAGGACATACTATATAATCGTCTTAGAACCGGGAGACTAGATGTCCGTATACAGCCCCAGTGGTTCTGGGAACGTACACGTGGACACCGTTATGGGAGGAGGGAAGCGAGTGCCGCCTAAGAGGAAGGCACCAGCCAAGAAGGGTATGGGGTTCCAGGCGGCTGCGGCTTCCGCTGCCAAGTCTGCAGGAGTGTCTCCGAAGGCTGGTGCGGCTATGGTCGCTGCGGCCACGCGGAGTGCTTCTCCTGCAGCGAAGCGAGCCAACCCGAATCTCAAGAAGGTGCCCATGGCCAAGAAGACGGCTGTCGGTACTAAGAAGGCAGTTACGAAGAAGGCGACCAAGAGAGGCGGCGGTAAGTGAGTCGCTACGGCTACTGGGTCGATGTCAGCCAGAAGCTTTTCGAGGCAGGCGGAACCTCTTGGATCCAAGCCCTGCCCGTAGGTACGTACGAGCATCCGGTCTACGGCACGATGAACTTCACGCCTGAGCGGATCAAGCGCTTCGCGGCTAGCGTCAAGGACCGCGTGCGTGGTATCGACCCCGACATCGACTACGACCACAAGGCACAGGACGGCAAGGCAGCGGGATGGGTTCGCGACGCGGAAGTACGACCGGATGGTCTTTACCTCAACGTCGACTGGACCAAGCCGGCTGCTGAGTCGATCAAGGCGGGCGAGTACCGCTACTTCAGTCCTGAGTTTGACGACGAGTGGACTGACCCGTCTGGCACGAAGCACGAAGACGTACTGTTTGGCGGAGCGCTAACCAACAGGCCTTTCCTGAAGGATCTGCTTCCCGTCAATCTGTCTGAAATCACCACTACCACTCAGTTGACGGGAGGCACGTTGGACCCCAAGGCACTGAGGGCGATGCTCAAGCTGGGTGAGGGAGC